GTACCACAAGCGGTAAAAGGAATATACTACAGAAAGCTTTTGGCTTGGGTTTAACACAAGCTACTCGTGCTGAGTTAGACAGAGAAGCTTACTATGATGGCTACTCTGTTATGGACATCAACGAAATGGCTGCACAAGATGCTTACAGTGATCTCTTACCAGGGTCAACATTTAGATTTACACCTGGTTTAGATTACAATAGTGCAAAAGTTTCAACTGATTTCTCTAGGGCGTTGTCGCTTAACTTATCTAATTCTGAAGTTGACATAGATGCAATGGAGTATGGTGGCGCGACAGAACCTGAAATTAATGCATTTAAGCAACAAATAAGAGAGGATACTATAAGAAGTTATGCCGCATCTTACGGTGTCAAGTTTTTAAATGATCCTAGCCTGAGATTAGAAGAAAAGTTTCCTGATTTACACGCAGAACTAATAGCAAAATACGGCACAGGCAATACAGGAGATAGTGCTCTTACAAAGGTAGCTTCACCTAAAATAGAAGAAGCTATTATAAAAAAGGTTGTAGATAACAATGGTACTGCTGAGACTGCGAATACTACAGATACTAAAGACCAACCTATAGAGTACAAATTTATCTTCCACCCTAAAACAGGTATACCTCAATCAGCAACTGTGAATGGAGAAGTATTTACTGGCGAAGAAGCTATAACAATGTTTAATGCTGCTACTTCACAGGGTCTGTTTTTAGACAGGCTCACAGCAATAGAAAACTTTGAAAAGTTTGGTATAGAAGTTGATGAATCACTTGATGAATCACTTGTTACATCTCCTACATCTATTATTCCTGACGAAGTTGTAGCAGATAAAGAAGCAAAAACTGTTACTAGAGAACCAGAATCAGTACAGACGCAGACAGAAGAGAAGGTAGAAAAACTAAAGGTAGCACCATACAAACTAAGTGATGGTAGAACTCTATATATAATTACAAATGAAGAAGGTATCAGAGCAGAAGGTACACCAGCATTTAGCACATACGAAGCTGCACAAGGTGCAATAGTTGCTAACGAATCTCCAAGTATGACTAGAGAGCCTGACCCTGTAGAGCCTGAAGTGTTTAGCTCTGCATCTAGTGACATATACGACAACCCAACAGATGCTACATACTTAGTTAAGATTGACGGTATGCTAGGTACATTTAGAGTGAAGGCTGATGATTTACAGTATATCCCCAGAGAAAAAGTTAAAGTAGGTAAAGCATCCTCAGAACAAGTTAGCATTATGGTTGATGAAAAACCAGATAAACGGCGCAAGTCTTTGTCAGGCTCTAGGCTGAGAAGAATGTTTAGAACAAAAAAAGGTTTAGGTGATACAGAGACTTTACCTACACAAGAAGTTGATTTAAAAAGTGTAATGCGTGAGTTTCTTGCAGAAGCTGGAACAACAGACAGGAGTAAACTTGCAAAGTTGTGGCCTGACTATGCAATAAAAGCAGGGGTAAGCGTACTAGATGCAGATAAAATATTAGCAAACATACAGAAGTCACAGTAAGGTAAATAAAGATGACACAAGAAGCTAGGTCTGCAGAAGAGATATTTAAAAGTTTAGGCTTGTCTGTCTCCAATGCCGCAAATAAACGTGCTATAAACAGTACTCCTGTAACTACTTACTCTGGTGGAAAGCAAAAGAATATATTTGATAAAGATGAAGAAGCAGAAAAAGGTAAGTTAAAAAAGAAAGACCTTTATGATTACAAAAACCTAAATATTATTAGAGAGTACATGACTAGAAGTAAAGGCGTTGACTATGAAGACGCTAAAGATGAAAAGCTAGTTGAAGACTATGTAGATCACATGAGGTGGTTTAACACTAACTCTTTATCTACTGCAGGTGAAGTTGTGTTTGTATCTAGGGGAGATGATTTAGATAAAAAAGCAGCCAAAGAAGCATATGACTTGTATGATAGTATGTCAAGTTTATGGACTAATGACGGTGTTTATGGTGCTATAGATGGCGTGAAGGATTATGTATTTGCTGCAGTAAGTGATCCTACTAATTATATAGGTGCTTTAACTGGTGGTGCTGGTAAGGCTGCTGCTATCACATGGCAAGCAGGTGGTAAAAAAGCCATTGAAGCTGCAGTCAAGGCTGCTAGTAAACGTGCTATGTTAAATGGTTCTACCAAGAAAGCAGCTAGAGATGCAGGAGAAAAAGCTGCTGATTCTATGGCTAAGAAAATGCTAAAATACTCAGCTACATCTAAAGTAACAAAAGAGGCAGTAAACGCTGCAGCTATAGAAGCTCGTAGGACTCTACTAACTAAGGCAGCAGCGCAAGCTAAGAAGGACGTAATGAAACCTATAGATAGAGTAGGTGGATTATATGGTTTGTTAGGTACTACCTCTGTAGACGCTCTTGTAGCTATGACACAGGCAGACGCAATACAAAACTTATATTTAGATGTAGGAGCACAAGAAGATTACAGCAGGGCTGAAACTTTTTTCTCAGGCATACTAGGCGGCATAGGCGGTGCATTTCACTTAACAGGCAGAGCACTAAAAGGCTCTAGCGGTTTAGGTGAATCTATGGATGAGTTTGACATAAAAAGGTTTGTTAATAATCACCCACACAAAAAGATACTAGATAAGATAAGCAAGCTTGAAGAACGTGCTAAAGCAGCAGCAAAAGAGTTTGGTGAGGATAGTGTTGAGTATAAGGAATTACAGTCTAAGATAGGTGGATTAAAGTTTAGAACTATTAAAAAACCACTGCTAAGACCTGAAGCACAGAAAGCTGCAGCTAAAGTTATCAAAAAAGAGTTTACTGATTGGGCTGCAAAGGTTGATCGTGGTGGCAGAAAACTAGAGAACCTAGCTGTGCCTGAGAGCTTATTAAAAAGAATTATGCTTGGCACAGGTGAGTCTGGTAATGAAGGTTTAGTGGGTGTATTTAAAGCTGAAGGGGTTAATCCTAAACGTGGTACAAGAGTATCAGACATGATGACAAATGTTATCAAGTATATGCCACAAGAAGACCTACAAGACTTAGGTAAATCACTAAAGGAAGTTATTGACTTAGACCTAAGTGACTTAGAAAATTTAGATATGACTATTGGTGATGTACTAGCTGCAGACATAAGCAGAGCAGGTTCTACTCTTGCAGTTATGTCGCAAGTAAGAAGAGCTTTACATGGTGGTGTAGTAGCTGGTAATGATAGACTTGTAGCAGACTTAGCTAGTGCAGAGGCTAGAGAGTTAATGAAGAAGGAAGCTGCAGCAGCTAAGACAGCTAAACCTTTTGGTTATGGTCAGAACGTGTGGAAAAGACTTCTTGTATCTGCACCTCAAACAACTATGGCTAACGTGCAAGGATTTGCTTCTTACAGCATACTTCAATCTGTAGCTGATATGGTATCCTTTGGTACGCTAGGTATTGCATCTATAGCTACAAAAGATGTAAAAGCAAGCGCAGAGCTAATGAGAAAGGCCCATGTCTACAGGAAGATGCAGGGCCAAAAGATGAAAAACTTTATGGACGCTAACACTACGCATGATGTGTATATGCGTTTCTTAGATGAGAATAAAGATGCACACAAGTTGTTGTTTGAAACTGTAGGAAACGCTGCAGAAGCATCAGCTAAGAAGTACAACATAGACCCTAATAACAAACTTGTGTATGGTAAGTTTGGTATTGAGAATATAACTAATGCTGCATCAACTATAACTGGTGTACGCATACAAGATACATTTACTAAATCACAGATGTTTATAACTGAGATGGACAAATACATACAGTTAAAGCATAAAGATAAAACTTTAAAAAGTATCCTTGAGTCAGGTGATATAGGTTTGATTGATGATGATGTAGTAGGCGCAGCTATTGATACTACTATGCGGTCTGTGTTTTCTAAGGACTACACTACTAATGATCAGATGCTAGGTAAGGTAGCTAAAACTGTAGAGAGCTATTCTAATATTCCTATCTTAGGTACTACACTACCCTTTGGCAGGTTTATGAATAATGTTGTAGCTACTACTTATCAGTGGGGGCCATTAGGATTAGTGTCTCCTGCACAAGCTATAATACGTAAAGAAAAACGCAACATAGAAACACTTGAAGCATTTTCTCGTGCAGCCGTTGGTACAGGTGCATTAGGTCTAGCTATGTCTTTTTCAGAAGAACAAGAAAAGAAAGGCTTAGACTATAATCTTATTGAAGGTGTAGGCGGTACTATTGTAGATATAAAGAATGCTTTTCCATTCTCCTCTATGTTAGCTACAGGTAGATACTTCAACAGACTACGCAAGGGAGAAGCTACAAGCGAAAACTTTACAGATATGATGGAGCAGCTTGCTATTGGCCAGGTAGCTAAAGATATACAATTTGCTAACGACTTGCGTAATGTAGGTGATTATATGTCACGCAGTTTTGGCTCTGGTGGTGACGGTAGCTTTATGCCTAACGTAAAGAATGACACCATAGAAGCCTTATTTAAGGTTACAGGTAATGTAGCTGCTGGTGCTACTAGGCCGTTAGATGCGGTAAACAGGGCGGTTGGTTTTGTTGCAGGAACAGACTACGCTAGAGATTTGAGGCAAGAAGAAGGCGGTGCTATATTTGCAAAGTCAGCCACAAAATATGTAGATAACATACTTGCTGTACTATCTGATGAAGTAGAAACAGTCAAGGGTGAGCAACTGCGTGTAGCCAGCAGAACAGGTGAGCTTTATGACCCTAATCCTTTAGCTAGGATGTTTGGATTTACTGTAAAGCAAGGCAGGACTGCTACAGAGAAGACATACTCTATGGCTGAGATGAAAGCGTGGACACAAGATATGCGTAGTAAAATACCTGAATATGACAAAATATTTAACCAAGCTATAGCACCTATGCTAGAGCCTAAGATGAATAGGTTACTAAAAAGTAAAGAGTTTTTAGAAGCAAACATAAAAGATAGAAGACTGCTGATAAAGAAAAAAGTTTTACAACCAACTAGAGCTACCGTAAGACGTTACTTAGATAATAGATCAGATGATGTGAGTGGTTTGGAAAGAGCTAAGTATAAGTCTACTACAGGTACATCTAAAGTTATAATACAGAAAGCCCTAGCTTTAATGAGAGAACGTGGGTCTGACGTAAATGAAGTGCGAGACTTCTCAAGCTGGCGAGAAGTACATACTTTTGATGCTTACGTCAGACATCTTAAAAAACAATATGACTAAAGTAAAGGGGGCCGCTTGGCCCCCTCTCTTTTTATTTAATGCCATGTAGTTCTGCAGCGTACCTAGCTATAGCAGCTACATCATCTACACGTTCAAGTGCTCTATCTCTATGCTTACTCTCAGGTAAAAACTCAAGTATACACTCTCTTACTGGCTCTAGTTTGTTTGACAAAGTTTGATAGAAGAGTTGTTGCTTGTGCTCTACATGCCTCTTTGCTTCTTTTTCTAAGTCCATAGTTATTTAAGTATCCCTTGGCAGTGCCATACAGAATGTCATTACGTTAGCTGAAGCAACTGGCCTAGTATCCATAAGCCTACTCTTTACTTGGTCTGCTACTTCTCTGCATTCATCATAATCTGCATACATGAATGGTTCAGTTTGTGCATAATGAAGTCCGTTATTAAACATTATGAGTACTAGTATCCACTTCATTACACCAAACTCTGTAAGTATGTCCACCCTGCAGAGGCAACAGGTATTACCACCTCTTCAAGTACACCAACGCCGATTACGAATGTTACTACTTCAAACATGTTGTTCTTCCTTTTATGTTAAGTCTACTATTTCACACACATCACCGCTACACGCCATAGTTTGCATAGCAACTGTGTTGTCTTCTTTTTCATACGCTGAGAGTTTAGACCAATCTATCTTCACAGGCATGGTGCTCAAGAGTTCTTCATATTCTTCCTGAGTACAGTCTTGATAAGGTGCTTGTTGGTAAGTGTGATCAGAGTGTGGCAAAAATGACACACCACTCATCTCGTTAAAGTGTTTGTAAACAAAAGCACCAACTTCCATCCACTCATCATCACGCACAGAAACAGTTACACTAGGTTTGTGCTCACAGAAATGTCTCTGATAAGTTAGCCACATCTCTAGCTGTTCTATTGCTGTCATGTCGTTACGTGTTACAGCGTTGTCAGGTGCTTTCACAGGAAAGCTAAACACTGTAGTTTGTTCTGGCTTGTTAAACTCTGGTTCATTAGGAATGCCTTGCTCCTTCATAAACTGAGTTAGTGGGTCTTTATTGTCACCACGTACAGTACGGACATAATATGGGCTATGCCTACTATGGATACCACTCGCACTATCCACAAGTTGTGATACCGTTCCCGAAGGCTTGACACAGGTAATCGCAGTAGACGCAGGTATATCCAAACGCTTAGACCATTCAGCATTAGTAGTGATGGCGACATCTCGTAAGTACTCCAAAGTTTTATCTAGTGATACATTCTTGCTGGTTAGTAGTGGGTTATCCATTATCCCTGTGAGTGACACACCAAGCAGACGCTCTTCTTCTGTATTACGCTTCCACACCTTTCGCAAGTAAGGGAACTTTGTGTAGGTACTTTGGATCGTCCCAAGTATAGTGGCACATCTGACTTTTCGCTCCAAGTCTTCAACCGAATCAGTGGATCGTACCACAACTTCTGTAAGATTACAAAATTGATAAGGTCTAAGGCTGATTTCCGAACATGGGTTACAGCCGAAATCATAGTCAGGATTACGTCTACCATGCTTCCTAGCAATAGACTTACACGCTTCACGATTAAATACTCCTCTCTCTCCTGATTTACTTTCTACTAAAGACATCCACTCACGCATAAACGTTTCCATGTCAGGCTTCTCAGTGTAGCATACAGAGTTATTAGCTAGTGCTCTCCACGCTGCATTCTCCCACCACTGCCCTGACTTAGCGTGACGCATACGATCATCACTAAGGTTAGACAGGCTTATCATAGCTGACCTACGTACACCACCTACGACAACTACTTCGCCTACTTTGCACATCAAGTCATGGCACTCAATGCTGTTTAGCTTACGCCCTTGTGCATTCTTAAAGATAGTAATAGCGAAGTTAAACAAGTCTACCAAGGGTGCAGGGCCAGAGGCTCTACCCCCGAATGTTTTAAGTCTTGCACCAGCAGGACGTATACGTGAGACATCCCACTGAGGTATCTCACCAGCCCACAGGAGAGCAAGCACTTGTCGGAACGCCTTTGCCCAACCCTCTTTACTATCTTTAGCAACGACAGTAGTATCACTGTAGAACAACTCAGGAATTTCAGGGAGTTTAGTGATGTACTGCCTCTCAACACTGAACCCGACACCAGTACCACAGAGCAAGATGAACATAGCCTCATCAAAGGACTTAGGGTCATCTACGGGTAGGTAGCTACAGTTGTACCCTGCTGTGTTGTCACGCTCTAAAGCAGGGCCAGCAGTCATCATAGCTCTCATGCTAGGCATAACTTCTAGGCTTAGTATTGCATCTTGTATTTCTGCAGTTACAAATGCATCTTTGACTACGTGATCAACTACATTATATATGTAGCGTCCTACTGTCTCATCCCACTTTTCTCTACGGCTTTCTTCTTCAAGCCACTTAGCGTAACGTGAAGTGTGGATAAAAGATTGGTAGTCTGATGGTAGTAAGTTGCTCATCTATTATCCCCACTTCCTTTTATAGTACCGTTAGCTTTACGCTTCATTAGTTTTTCTAGGTTAGTCATAGCTATCTCAGCCATGCTTATGTTTAAGTCTCTGCTTAGTGCAGCTATGTACCACAGGCAGTCACCTAGTTCAGCAGCTACAGCGTTTCTATCAAAGTCACCATCACGTAGCATCTTCTTTACTTTGTTAGCTACCTCACCAGCTTCACCTGCAAGCCCTAGTGCAGGGTATATTACTGCGTGGTTTACCCCATAGATAGCTGTCTTCTGTGCCTCTGCTTGATAGGCGTTTAAGTCTAGCGGCCTACTCTTCCACTGTTCTTTCCAGTAACCGAAAGCCTCTAAGTCTGTATCATTAATCATGTTCTCTCCCTGATGTTTAAGTTATCTAAGGTTACATCATCTATGTCGTGAAACGTATTACGCACTAAGTCACACATATCATCTACATGGTGGTTTTCAACAGTAGATAAGATATTACCGTCTTCTTCAACATCAAGTACAAATGTTACGCTAAACCTTTTCTTGTTCACTTGTGTATTTCCTTCAGTGTATCATTAGCCCACTCTAAGTATTGTGCGGCTTTCTTTAAGTCTTCTACAGGTGAAGCATTCTTGTATGCTGCCCTGTGGTTATACTTCATAACGTTACCTCTACAGTAAGCTACAAAGCCTTGCAGTCCTAGTACCTGCTTGATGTAATCTATACACTCTATACCATCAGTTAAGTTGTAGTGTGCTGGTTTACTTACATCGTCGTACAAAGTAGTCTCTCCTGTTAGTGTAATGATTTGATCATCACTGAATAGATCAGCTATCTCAAAGTCACCGCTTGGTAAATCTAGTGTGCTCATCATGCATTCCCAAATGTTTTAGTGTACTTAGTTAGTTTCAGTACTTTACCTTCTGTACCTTCTACTTCTTCATACACTTTTTCTTCTTTCTTGTCAACCCCTAAGTGATGATTTCTACGTTCTTCAACTTCATTATATAAGTCTTCGTCTTCTTGTGATAGTTCCAAGAATGTACCCATCAGTGTAGCTAAGTGTACCAAGTAAGACAGTACCTCTATTTTAAATTTATTAGATTTACCTACTACTAAACCTGTACTAAGCTCTCCTGTCCAATCACCATTCTCATCTGCATCTACAGGACGCAGTATAATAGCTACCTCATCATCATTTACCTCGTAGCTCATTAGGTATTCCTCTTCTCTGTTTTCAGTGTTATTACTTTTAGTGTAATCGTTTTACCTTTTTCTTTTAGCCAAGCTTCAGGTATCACACGATGCGCCCACATAAAGTCGTTAGTGTCACACCACTCGTAGTATCTGCTCTTGGCTCCTTTGTATAGTTTAGCTTTGGAGTTACTAAACACAAAGCGTATGTCAAGCTCTGGGTGCTGCTTGCGTACTTCCATGTGTTTACGTCTGTCCTCACTGTCAAAGATACCCTTAGTTTCAATTATAATACCGTTGTCCAGAATAAAGTCAGGCGTGTATGTTCTGTACCGTAGGTCTTCCCACTCAATCTTTAAGCATTCATACCTGACTTTCTTCTGTGTATCTTTTAAGTAAGCAGCAACATCCTTCTCTAAACCACTGCGATACCTTCTTGCACTATGCCTTCTCTGTGGCATCTAGTAACTTACTTAGCTCTTCTAGCTTTACCTTACCTACAGCACGTACACACTGTATCTGATGGTCTAGCTGATTAGCTATGACAGTGTTTTGTTGCAAGACATTCAGTAAGCCTAGCTGTTCCTCTGTCATGCTGTCTGTGTCATATTGTATATCGTTTATCTTTACTTCTGCCATGTTAAGCTGCCTCTGTTACAGATATGTATTCTACTATTGGTTTGTCTTTAGCTTTTGATACCTTAGATGGTAGAGCCTGTAGTGTAGGCCAGCACTTGTATCTGTGGTCACAGAACCTGCAGTTACTACCTAGTTTCATGTTACCACTAGGCTTCCTAAAGTATGTCTCAGGCACTGGTTCAAAGCATCTTTTAAAAGGTTTGTCTTTATCTATGTAGTCATATGTATCCTCTATATTTTCTAGTACTTCTTTAGTATTAGCTTCTTCAGCAGACACGTACTTAAAGCTACCGTTAGC